TTTTACAATTTACAATAACATTTTTACCTTTATGTTTCAAGATAAAATCTACAATTTCCTTGGCTTGTTCCTTAGTAGGAGGTTGTGCCCATTCATCTGTTCCTATAATGGGAACATCCTTAACTATATCCCAAAAACTAATATGTAAATGAGGAAGTTCATTTAGAAATTCATTAGTGGTTTCGGTATATCCTGAATCAGGTTCACCTATTGCAATCCAAATTGCTTTGTCTGGATCAATATAATGGGACCAATCTTCTGCCTCCTTACGAGGAATATTAACAACTGTTGTCATATTTCATATCTTACTACAATGTTATCAAATGTGCAACATATTGTTTTATTTTTCTCTCTTGATAAATATTATCACCATGACAAGTGAAGCTCAATCCCATATTCAAAAATTCCTCTATAACCTATCTACTGGCAATTATGCCCATGCAGATAAAGAACTCAATAAAGTCGTTACCCAAAAAGTAAATGATCGCTACCAATCTGCCCTAGAGAAAATTCAAAATACATCTACGAAGACAAAATAATAGAAAATGTATTTATTGAATAAATAATCCTTATATGTTAGATGAATTAAAGCCTATTTTTGAACAAATTGATAAAAACATCTTCAATGAAGATACCCTTAAACAAGTATCTGCTATCATCGAAGCAAAAGTCAATGAAAAAACCGAAGCGCGTGTGCAACTAGCCGTTGAATCCGCCACTCAAACTCTTGATGAAGAAATGACAGAAAAGATGACTCATCTTGTCAAAACCATTAAAGAGAATATTGACAAAGACCATTTAGCTAAAATCAAATACGTAGTCGAACAACTCAATACTGATCATCTTGCTAAGCTTGTCACTCTTAAAGAGAATTATGATAATGTTCTAAAGAAAACAGCTCAAGAACATAAAATGGCACTTGTTGAAAGCGTTGATACTTTCCTTGAGAAATATATCGATAAGAATCTTCCAAAACAAGCAATCGAAGAAGCTGCTAAAAATAACCATGTTAAGAATCTTCTACAAGAAGCCCGTAAGGTTCTTGGTGTTGATGAAAAGTTTGTCAAAACTAATATCAAAGAAGCATTCATTGATGGTAAAAAACAAATGGATAAACTTATTCAAGAAAATGCTCAATTGAAGCAATCTAAGAATAAAGAAGAAGTTCAACGTTTCCTTACAGAAAAGACCGCTAATCTTCCTACTGAACTTGCTAAATTCCTTAAAAAAGGTTTTGAAAATAAACCACTAAATGTCGTTAAAGAAAATTTCGATTATATGGTCGAAATGTATGATGTCAGAGAGAAGAAAAAGAAAACAGCTCTTCTTAATGAATCTAAACCAATCGTTTCCAACGTTGATCGGTCCTCAATCTCCGGTGATGCACTAATAACTGAAAGTTCTTCTAAGAACAATTCCAGAACTTCTCCTCTAAATCCTTTAGAAGACATGTATCTAGACGTTCTTGCAAGAAAATAGTCAATAAACAATAAATATAAAATATATGGTAAATCCATCCTCATCCTACGTAGACAGTGCGCCCGGTTTCATTAACAAAGATCGTGGTCGCCAATTAATTAACAAGTGGAGTAAAATCCTCGAATTCACTGATAGCCAAACACCCGCAATTAAAGGCCATCAGAATAAACTAGCAACCGCTATCATTCTTGAAAACCAAGAACGCTCACTTAAGGAAAACGGTTTCCTTCGTCAGCAAGTTCTTCAAGAAAATGGTATGGTCGCTGGTGGTGCCTTTAACGGTACTCCATTTGGCGGTGGTACTCCTGGTTCTGCTCCCTCAACTAACGGTCAATACGGTGGCGCTCTAAATGCTTCCGATTGGTATGCTCCTGGTGATGCTCGTCTTCCTAAGACTCTCATTCCTATGATTCGTCGTACATTCCCTGAGTTAATCTCTCATGAAATCGTCGGTGTTCAACCTATGAGCGGTCCTGTCGGTCTTGCCTTCGCCCTTCGTTATCAATACGATCAAACCCCTCTTGCATGTAGTCCTTATAATGATAAAGGCTGTACATTCGATCCTTCCAAGTTCAATCCTAACGGACATCCGTTTGATACTACTGGTCTAGGTTCTGGTGAAGCAGGTTATCAAAATCTATTCACTTCACACACAGGTATCACTGCTGCTGGTCTATCCGGTAATGCTGATTTCGCTGTTCCTGCAATGGATTCCGGTGTTGCTCAACTTCTAAGCCATTTTGAAGCAAGCAGCAATATTCCTACTATGTCTCTTAAAATCGAGAAAACCGCTGTTGAAGCAGGTACTCGTAAATTAGGAACTAGCTGGTCTATCGAACTAGAACAAGACCTTATGAATATGAACGGTATTGACATTGATGCAGAAATGACCAATGTTATGTCCTACGAAATTCAAGCCGAAATTGACCGTGAAATGATCATCCGTATGATCCAAGTAGCTCTCAATGCAGGTCTAAATACCGGTTATTCTATCTGGCGTCCACAACTTGCAGATGCTCGCTGGTTTGCAGAACGTGGTGTTGACTTCTATGCCAAAATCGTTGTAGAAGCTAACCGTATGGCTATTCGTAACCGTCGTGGTCCTGCTAACTTCATTGTTGCAACTCCAAAGGTTTGTACCATCCTTCAACTTCTACCTGAATTCCGTCCATTCGAAATCAGTTCCAATATCCAAGTTCACCCGAATGGTGTAGCTCGCGTTGGTTCCCTCGCCGGACAATTCAATATCTATCGTGATACTCGTTCTGAAGCACAATACCTAGCCGGTGCCCGTGCAACTCAAATCGAATATGCACTATTAGGATATAAAGGTTCAGAATTCTATGATACAGGTCTAGTTTATTGTCCATATATTCCAGTTCTTGTTCAGCGCACCATCAGTCCTCTTACCATGACACCAAATGTCGGTATGATGACACGCTACGGTGTGATCGATTCCCTATGGGGGGCATCGAACTTCTACCACATCATTATCGTTAAGGATATTGATCGCAATCACTATACTTCCAGCTTAAGTGTTCCTACCTCTAGCCTACCAGTATACTCTGTATCTATCTAATAGGTAAAGATAGTAAAAAAATCCACGGGAACCCGCTCAATTGAGCGGGTTTTCTTTTTTCCATATGAATGTCATTACACCTGAATCCCAGATTCTATCGTAATTAAGAGATTGCATAATATCCCATTCTTGTAAACCTTCTTGATTTATTTCGGGATACTTGGTTGCAATTTTTTGTTTAGTATAATTGGAACGATGTTCTCTGACAAGGTAATTCGACTTATTTAAGTAATAATACTGAGGACGATAATTTTTATGTTCTAGTTTGAAATCTAGACTATGATAGATACCGCCGTCACTCCATCTACGATCTGCATAAGACACAATAGAAGATGGAGTATGTTCCTTTTTAAAGTGTGATAGTAACTTGGATGCTCCTCCAATTACTGCTATATTTTGTTTGTTACAAAAACGGGATAATTCCCATTGAATAGCATTGTTATATCGAGGAACGCTGAAAGTCATTACTGATACTAATTCATCATTATGATATAACCCGTATTTAAATCTAGACTGATCTTCGCCTTGAATATGATTATAGTGTAAGAATTCGTTCTTGACATCATGTTCAATTTCTTTAATTATGCATTGTCTTGCATATATACGTCGAGCAGTTTTTCCTAATTTATGACTGATGATAGATTTACATATATCTGATTTAAATTTCCATTCATCTTCAAAAATATGAATCAATTTAATATTTTGTTTCAAGCAGTTATTGGTTTTATCTATATGATAGAATCTATCTTTTTCTCCTGCAATTTCAGAATGGAAGAATGTCCCATTATGTTCAATCGCAACATTATAATCAGGTAAAAAGAAGTCTAATTCTTGACCATCTAATATCTTTCGATCATTTTTGATGAAATTGACACCTAATGTATTTTGAAGAAAATCATTAATTTCTCTTTCTTGTCTGGAACCTTTACAAAAGGCACATGTATTACCTAGATTTTCATGAGAATATGCTAACTGTGAATTTTCTGCACCACAAATAGAACACGTATATTTTATATAACCATGACTTCCGGTGTATGATGTTTCGTCATAGATAAACATCTTACCGTGTTTAAGTTCACAACGTTGCCAGAATAAAGATGCAGGTGTGACGTTTCTTTTATAATTTCTTATACAGGTTTTACATGCTGTTCCGTTTTCTCTGTGATGACGCGGATATTGTTCATAGATACAATCATGTTCCTTACATCTGATTGTTAATTTATGGTCTTTCCCTTTATATACGGTCAAAGAATAATCATGTTTATTTCTATGTTCTTCTGGAATAGTAGAAAGATATTCTTCTAATGTGTACATTCCATGAGCGGTTTCTCCTGTTCTATTAATTACTTTGATATTACATTTCATTCGACCACATGCAGGACATCCGCTGTCCATTAAATGATACTTAACTTTTTGTTTAAATGTTCCATGGGTAGGACATTTCATTTCTATTAAACAATCATATCCAGTAAATTCTTCGGGTTGAACGTATTCATATTTATTATTATGTAAAGTATTAGCTTTTTCTAAGAAGGTTTCCCAGGAAATACGTTTAGCCTTTCCTGTTTCTTCCCAGCCACATTTACGACATCCGTGTTTTAAACGAGTATGATCGGAAGGAGTTCGTTTAAATTCCCCATGATTTTTACATATCATGGACATGGGGGTTTTCATGTTTACGTATGAAGAAATATCGTATTCATATCTATCTCCGTGTATTTCTCTGAATTTGGTAATTATGTCTGTTATTGAGGTTTTCTGTTTCATGGTGAAAGAACACCATAACCCATCGACACCACCTTTACAACTTATTATTTCTCTACTTTCCAATTATATCTACTATCATCTACTTCTTTTTTACCATCCCAAACCATTAAGCCTTTATCTCTTGCCCATCTATATAAAGTGGTATTAATTTCGATACTTCCTGTACATATTTCATCATCGTCACAATTGAGATAATGTGCATATGCTTTAACCATATCTTTTACAGTTGGTTCCCAATGGAACACTTTTACGATTGCTCCTGAATTAGATTGTAAAATATAGATATATTCTTTATCTCGTTTCCGTGCCATATGGTCATATCCGCACATGATGGCATTACAGAACCAAGCATAAATCCATTCCATGAAATTATTATATTCTTCAATTGTATTTTGGGATGGGTTTCCTTCCGTATTACACTTGAAAATTTTGGTTCCATATAATTCAATGAATACTCTAGTAAATTCTTTGGCCCATGTTTGGGCATCCATAGTGGAATGTAGATTTACTTCTTTTTCAATTTTATCTTTACCTATACTACAAGAGTTATTATTTTCCATGTTGTATACTACAACATGATCTTCCTTTGGTCAATTTATTATTTTGACAACAGGTATCTATATTGTGCTGCCATGGGTTTATCTATTAAACTTCCATAATAATCATGTAATTCTTCTTTAGAAGTTAATTGTTTTATTATTGTTATATTCTTATGATTGTATTTTACAGCAGAAATTTTAAATCCTTTTTCGATAAAAATATCAAAATTAGAATACCAAAAATTAAAAGCTTTTTCTGTTAATGCATCATCCGACATAACAAAATTGTATTTCTTCATAAGAAAATACATATAAAAATAATATATCAATCCTTTAATGCCATATTTCTTTCCATAAGAATTAACCATAACAGTTGTAATTCCATCTTTAATTTCCGATCCTGAATAAGTCGCAATTTTGGTATTATTTAGAACTAAACTATAAATTTTATTTTTAACACGCAGAGTAGAAGTATGAATATAAACACCGATCATCTCTTTCCCTGCACGAAATTCTCCGACCTTTTCGTAATTATTATACTTATTGAAATATTCGTTTTCGTCTCGATCCTCTATATCAATAGGATCAATCATTAAGGGCATTTCTAACAGAGTTATCAACTCATTAAACTTCATAATACTATTTATTATTATACATCAACCACAATATTATTAGCTTCTTTAATTTTCTGTTGAGCTTTTTGTTTATCTTCGGGAGAACCAAACATACTTGCGAAGATTTGATCCCTTGTTGCTAAAATGAAATTATTAGTAACGGGTCCGCCTTCTCCATTACCTAATTCAGGAACTTTATTTGCCATACCTTTTTCTTTAATATCTAAATCTCTTGTTTTTAACTCTTTAGCTTGATCCATTTTTCTCTTTTCGATAACCACACTAACCATGTTTTTAAATAGTTCTGATTGACTTTTAATCATAGCAGAATGGGCTTCAATATATTCAGCAGTTCCCACTTGATTAACAAGGTCTTTGGTTTGCTCTAAAACTTCTCCATTGGAATTAATTGTTTCCATAAGTTTTCCCATGACAAAATTATAAACATTTTCATCAGTTAAATCTTGAACAGGAACTTGTTTAACTTCTTTAATAGTTTCTTTAACAGTGCTTAGAGAAGCTAAAACATCATCTAAATCAGGTTGATCTTGGGCATTAATCATAAAAGTATTTAAGGATTATTTAAATTATTATCAATAAATAATAACATATGGAAAATCCTGAACTTGAGAAACTATACGAAAATTTAATTCAACCTGCTAGAAATCCCACTCAAATAATCAATCAATATACACAGAAAGCATATAGTACATTAGCCTCTGCACTATTATCAATTGAACAAATTTCAAATAGTTTAAGATCATTAAATGGAACAGAAAAAGTGCAAACCAAATTAGAAGAATATAAATCCGATATTACTGAAATTCAAACTGGACTAGAAACTTATATATTAAAATATTTTAAATAAATTTAGAT